ATGGTAGATTCGGAAATTGCCTCTTCCAAATTGCTGGCGTAATCGGTATCGCTCGTAAAAACGGGCTACAACCGGTATTCAAGCCGCTTGTTAACCTCGATCACAAAGAACGATTCGGTAGCAAGGAGGACATTGACCTTGAAAAGTACTTTGTCAATCCGCTTCCTCGCATACCTGAAGGGCTCCGTTGGAATGATCGACCGGTGGAGTGGGGGTACCAGGATGTTCGCCTCGGCCCCGGCAACTGGAACTTATCAGGCCACTTTCAGTCCTTTAAATATTTCGCTCACTGTTTTGATGAAGTAAAATATTACATGCGGATGAAGGATGAGCGGTCGCCAAATGATTGCGTCGCCTTGCACGCGAGGAGAGGGGATTATGATAACGCCTATCACCCGGTTTTAGGTTTGAGTTATTACCAAAAAGCAATTGATCATTTCCCGAAAGATTCAAAGTTTATTCTTTTTTCAGATGATATAGAAGGAGCCTTTGAAATGTTATCTGGCTATAAGGATAGAATCGTATCAACCGACTACGGCATGGATTATATCGAGTCCTTTAAACTCATGAAGTCCTGCCGGCACTTCATCATTGGCAACAGCTCCTACAGCGCCATGGCAGCGATATTAGGCGAGGCAAAAGACAAACGGGTAATTGCGCCCAGCCCATGGTTTGGGCCGAAGTATACGAATATAACCGGCAAGGATATATACTGCGAAGGTTGGGAAGTAGTTGATTATGAAAAATAGTATATGGAACATTATAAAGGATTATGGAATCGAGCATATCTACACAAGGGCCCATTTACTGGGTGGCAAACATATTACGGCGAGATAATAAGCTTTAATGGCACAGGCGAAACCGTTGCTGTATTCAAATTAAAGAAGCTGAATCTAAAAAAGGGCTTAGCGTTCCTTACTGTAAATGGGAGTAAGGATAAAGTAATCCAGTTGAAGAAAAAAAACTGGGTGCACTGCAATCCAGTAATTATTAATTAATGTAAATAACTATGCGAATCCTCTGGGACATCCATCTCTACCCCCCCGGCCACAATTGCGGCTCAGAATATTACGCCCACCATATCAATAAATACCTAATTTCAAAAGGGCATCAGGTGCGTGTGGTACTACAGCAGGCCGAAATGCACAAGGTCAGGGTGCCGTACAATTACGAAGGCGTCGATGTGATGGGGCCGACCGGCTCAACAGATCAGTTTTTATGGACAGACATTATTTTAACCCATCTTGATTTCACTCACCACGCCATACAGATAGGGAATATTCTTAACAAGCCGGTGGTCAATTTCATCCATAATTCCCATAAGTACCCTGAAATCGAAAATGCCCTCCACAATAACTTTTGCATCTACAATAGCCAGTGGATTCAAAAGAAACTTAACTATAATTGGCCATCAATGGTGTTTACACCACCTACGGACCACCGTTATTACGATTTAGGTAAGTTTCCACGTGAAAACGAATACATAACCTTGATCAATTTGGATGAAAATAAGGGCGGCTTTATATTACGCCGCATAGCTGAAGCCTTGCCTAATAAAAAGTTTTTGGCAGTGAAAGGCAGCTACAGCGAGCCGCATTATTTCGGCCAGGCAAACAACTTCCCACCGAATGTAACAGTGGTTCCGAACACTCCTAACATATTGGAAGTGTATGCTAAAACCCGCATATTGCTTATGTTGTCTCGCTACGAAAGCTGGGGTATGACAGCAGCAGAGGCAATGTGTAACGGCATCCCGGTAATTTGCACTCCGACAGAAGGGTTGAAAGAAAATTGCGCTGATGCTGGGATATACCTTCCGCCAAGGGAGCAACCGGTGCGAGATAATAACAATGTGATTACAAAAGACGACCGAGATACATACGATATTACGTATCTTGTGAAACAAATAAACAAGCTGGACAACGATAAGAAATATTATAAGGTGGTCAGTGATAACTGTAGACGCAGGAGCCGCGAACTTGACCCAATCGATGGCCTTGGTAAGATTGAATCATTTCTTTATAATGCGATAGCCAGCAGTAAAAAGAACATACCGGTCCGGAGGCCGAATTACTTATGACCTACCTTGCCCGATACCAGGATAATCTTATACATGATGTGCAGGTTGACGAAACTGGTGCAACCGAAATACTCACCAACACTCAGTTAAAAGCCCATTTGCAAATTACCTATACTGATGATGATACTTACTTGACCGACCTTATAAAAGCGTGTCGGGCCGCATTAGAACAATTTTGTTGCATAAGTATGGTGAGTAAAACAATTACGGTATTCGCTGATCTTTATTGTGAGCGCGAATTACCTTATGGGCCTGTTACATCGCTTACATCTGCATCGTTAAAAACAAACACAGGGACTTATACGGCGCAAACGGTTAATACCGACTATGAACTTGATGGTATTACCAACGGCTTCCAGGTTTTTAAACCATTTATTTCTGGCCGTTGGAAACTGGTATATACTGCAGGGTATGCTGCCGATAAAGTTCCTAAAGACCTTATCCTTGACCTTAAACGCATTTGCGGGTACTGTTATGAACATAAAGGCGATGAGGCGTTAACGAGCTTACAGGGAGGCCAACAGCGGCCCAGGGGATTAGACGAGGCGCTTGAATTGTTTGCCGCAAAACACAGACGTGAACTATGGCGGTAAAAGAACCACATATAGGACAGCTCAGGCAATCTGGCCAGTTGCAGGTCAATACGCCAACGCAACAGGGTGCCGGATTTAAAGATAACTTTTCAACGTTATTAACATGCAGGGGTCAATTGGAAAAGCTGCGAGGCAACCGGTCGATGAACAACGCAGAGGTTGAAATTAATGCAGCCTGGGAATGGATATGCAGGTATCAGTTAGCTATTGACAACGTCACCAATAAAAAATCAATACGCTGGATTATTGATGGTCGCAGGTTCACAGTTAACGATTATGAGTTGATTGATCATAAAAAAAAATATTACAGGTTTATCCTCCTGGAAAACGAATAATGGCAGAAACTACACTATCTATTGATTTTGTTTGGGAAGAATCATCAGGGGATGGCCGTAAGTGCAAAGCTTGCAAAGATCCGATCTTTTACAAGATGTATACGATGATCGTAGTATCAGGGCCTGAACGATCGAAATCCAATATTGTGTTATGCGAAAGCTGTTTTAATGCGTTAGACGATGAGTAAATTATTTACACTAAAAGTTCAAGGTATTGAGCAGTTTACAAAAAAGCTGAAGTCGCTGCCGGCTAAAATGCAAAAGGAGGTGGCTGGCGAAATTGAGGATTCGGCAAAAAAAATTAACGCAAAACAAATAAGGTTAGCACCGGTTGACGAAGGAGGCCTGAAGCAATCAACTGGTTATAGGAAGGCGAAGGCTTTGGAGTATGAGATGTTCAGCGGGAAACAATATGCGCCGTTCAGAGAGTTTGGTACAAAAACCAGGATTAAAATACCGGCTGAACTACAGGATTACGCAAAACAGTTTAATCTTAAAGGACCCAATATAGGCTTTGATGCATTCTTTTTAATAATATTGGATTGGGTTCGTCGTAAAGGGATTGCTGGCAGATTTAGCACTAAAACACGCAGGCGGGTAGGCTCGAAAAACGCGCAGTTGCAGGAAGATTTTGAAGTGGCGTGGCCAATCGCATTGAGCATTTTACGAAAAGGAACACATCCGCAGCCGTTCTTTTTTCAGCCGTTTTTTGATGAGAGAAAAGCGCTTGTTGAAAACATTCGAAAAATAGTAGACAGTATTGACATATGAAAGACCCGCATAAAGCATTTCGGATGGCTGTATTTTCAGCGCTCAATGGTAATCTAACTGACCTGGATAGTCAGGCTGTGCAGGTGTTTGACGGGAAGGCCGAAGATGCGGTTACCAATACTTATGTAATCTTGTCTACAGAAACAGGCAACCAAATCGCAAATTTCTCTTTATTTTTACACGACAGCTCGATTCTATTGCAGATAGAAACAAAGACTGATGATACAATAAGTAAGGACCAATTGGATCATGTTAGCCAGCAGATAACGCAAATTCTTTTTCCCGGGACGGCGACAGATGGGCTAGTGCAGCAAAGTGGATTCCAAATAAATTGTTTGCAAGCGCAGAGTGTTAATAGTAGCGAGGTAAGGTTACAGAATGCGGTTACAGAAGCTGCAAAGTTTTTGCGGCTGACGGCGAAGATCGCACAATCATAAGACTGACGGCCATTTCATAAGCCCGGCCAAAAATATAGGGTCATATACTCAGAAATGAGTGTATGCCCTTTTTCTTTTTACACCATTCAATAAAATAAAATGACAACGATTCAAGCATCTACCTCGCCAATCGAACTATCGTTTGATAATGAAGTAAGCTGGCAAGTACTTGTTTGTTTGGAGGCATACAACGTGCCGACTGAACTTCCTACAACAGTCACTGATACACTTACGTGCGGCCAGGTGGTTGGTGTAGGATCGCAAACATTTAACCCGACCGGTACGGCGATATGTCGTGCAGATCCTACGGCGGGATCACAGGTAACGTACAACCGGTTATTGACTGCGCAAACGAACGCGGAAACGTTCATGTTCCGGGTGCGCAACCCGTCAAGTGGCTCTACCGGTAACAACTTTTTCATGAAAGGAAGTTGCAAGTGTACATCACTCGATTTGCAGTTCAATGCAAACGATGTAGTGAAGTTTGCCTGGACGCTTACCGGTGAAGGAACACTCGATATTTCGAACCCATAATTTAAAATATGCTACAACAAAGAGGTTATTATACCATAAATCTTGGGGATGGTAAGAAAATCCCTTTGCGTTTTTGCACCTGGTCATTTAAGCGCTTTTGCGAAATAAACGGCAACATGACGCTTTCTCAACTGCAAGATGCACTGAGCAGCGGAATGACGCTTTCGGGCTTTATATCACTTATGCTGTGTGCTGCCGAATACGTAAGTATAAAAGAGAACAAGGAGTTCACTTATACCGATATGGACGCATCCGATTGGATCGACGAAATGGGGGGCATAGCAGGCAGCGGGTTCATATCGATGCTGAATGTAATTGTCGAATCGTTTTCCGATAAAGGCGCCAACGGGCAGGAAAAAAAAATTCCCGCAAAAGCAAAGAGCTAACATGGGATCTACTTTTTGATATCTGTTCGGAGCTTCAACTTATGCCTGATCAGCTCTATGATTTAACGATCGGCGAAATACTCAGGCATTACCGCGGTTATCAGAAACGTGAGTCTTTTCAATGGGAGCGAGCCCGGTTCATCGCATGGTACGGATCATTGCCTTATTTGAAAAAAGGAAGCATGATGCAGCCGGAGGATATTATGAGCCTGCCGACTGATCCAACAGAGGAAGAACGAGCGGCTATTAAAGAAGAGCAAGACAAGGCTGCGAAGGAAGCAATG